AGGCGATATACAAGTTGTTTTCATACAACCTGATAGAATCAATGCTACAAATAATATACTAATTACTCTTATCATTCCAGTCATAAATTTGGTCCAATTTTACTTTGATTTCGTCTGGTGACATATCTTTAAAATCACCTATTTGTGCCACCATTTTTTTATAGTCTCTGCTCTTTGCTTTAAATCTATCTGCTTTTTGTTTAGTTCGTTCTAATTGTTTTTCTAAACTAGCTTTCTGTTCACTCTTTACAATTGCTCTCTTTTGTCGCCATTGATTTAAAGATATATTGGCAGCAATCAATAGTAATACTGCTAGAGGGTCAAATACAAATATCAATATCAATATAACTATTCTAACAGCTTTATCAAAATTATCTTTTGCGTTCTCGCCATATATAAGTTCTGCCACATATTTGATAGGGCCTACTTCTGCCTCTATTTTATCCTGTGTAAGTTCTATATCTGATTTTTTTAAAGTTAATTTAGCGATCTCGTCACTTGCATCGTTTATCGCAGTGGTTAATTCTTTACGTTCTTCTTCTTGTTTTTTACGTTCTTTTAAACCTCTAGTTACATATTCTTTTTGTATGTAAACTTCCAAAGCTTTATCTAATAAACTTAATTGTTTTTCTGCTCTATCTATAATTAGGTTTTGTTGATTAATTTGTTTAACTAATAGTTCTATTTTTATATTGTTACTTGATTGTGGTTTAACTTGATCTAGGTGTGCCTTTGATAAGAAACCAAAGATACCCATAGACGTTATGAATATTAATATTATGATTGCTGTAAAAAGGTATGCTTTTAATAATCTAGGTATACTACTGCGCCAGTTATGATACAGCCAACTAGCGGCAACTAACTTACCAACTTCTAATGCTGAACCCATTGCAATGATAGCCATAGCAGAACCAGCAAATAATGTTGCTAGTCCTATGATTGAATAACCTGCGGCGATTACAGATATACTTATCGCAGATAAAAAAGTTAGCAATGTTAAAAACATAGTTATATTTAGTTGATTGATTTATCCGAAGCGTAGGTATCTTCTAGTTTTCTAATCTTCTTAATTATTCTAATTACTCTTTGGTCGTAATCAGTTGTAGTAGAAAACTTATCTAATTTTTTAATTAGTTTAATAGGGTCTCTAGTTTTTTCTCTTAACTCTCTAAACTCTTTGTATGCTGGGTGTTCATTTAATAATCTTACATATTCAACAACACTAGCACATTTACTTGGAAAAACTCTTACACCCCAACCTGGCCATTCTGTGATACCTTGTGGTAGTAAATGAGGTTTGTCTTTTTTAAATACTCTAATACCAAATAAGTTTTTAGCATCTTTAGCAAATCTACTTGAACCCCAACCAGACTCTAATGCCGCCTGACCTATAATCATTTCAAATGGCACTCTCTTACTATGAGGTAAAGTAAAGTTTATATAGTCAATACATTTGTGCATTGCTCTTACAAATTGAACATCATTAGTATATTCCATACTAGGTTCTGTCAATTCCATTTGTTTTACTTTAACTAGATAATCGTTCTCTGCGATTTTAAATATTTTCTTTTCAGCATATTCATTAGGTTTAAAAGTACCATACCCATATGACGCCCCTATAACTGCAACGATTAAAAGACATACCTTGGTCCAATACCAAGACTTATCTAGCAGTTTTTGCCAATTTATATTCTTCATTTTTTTATTCCTATGTATTCGTAACCTGACCACTCTAAACCATCCGCATCTGTAAATGAGGGTACTTTCTTTTGAAACATATGAACATCTTTCTTAAACTTGTCCATAACTGCAAATATTTTATTTGATTGTTTTTCTGTGTAATTGTCAAGTACATCTTTTTGGAAATTACCAAGGTAGTACACTTTTTTTGTGCCACTTGGATTACTAGGTTTTATTAATTGTTCTAATAAAAATCTTGCCTCGCCTATTCTTGCCCGTAAATATGGGTCTAACTCTTTACCACTTCTCACACCACTCATTATATATCTCTCTTTCTATAAGTCTAAACCTATTCTATTCAACTTTGGCCTAAAACTATAAAACAGTTTATTATGATTACCAGTATCACCTACATTGGCCATTTGATATAGATGTACCATTTCGTGTCCTAATGTGTCCACAAACTCTTTTTTGTTTCTATATGTGGGTTGCATCTCTAAATGAAATTGTTGAGAGCCTTTTCTTTTCCATTCCCACACAGTGACTTGACCATAACAATATTTTTTAGTCTCGTCTTTATAAATCTTTTTAATTTTTATGTCGTTAAACGGCGCCAGTAAATCTTTAAATACTGCCTTATTAATCATATTAAAATACTTTTTAATGTCTTTGTAAGTAGTTCTATATTTTCTATTACTCACCAAATCTCTCTTTAGTATTTTTTTGACTGCTGATCTTTTTGTTTTTGTTTTCCCCATAAACCGTTCTCTCTTCCGTATTCGTATAACATCATTACCAAGCCTGAGCCAATAATAACCTTTAGTTCTAAAGGCCATGTTAAGATTTCTTCTATCATTGACAATCCTTATCTTTGATTTTAGAATCTTTCAACAATAAACACTTATGCTTTTTGTCAAGTTCAAGTCTTAATTCTGTCATTACACCTTCCATGATATAGGGTAAGTGTTGTTGTAAAATAGAAACCATTTGTAAACCAAACTGGTGTGCCATCTTACTCATTTCTGCCTCAAGCAATTTATTATGGTCAATGTCTTTGTTATTTGTGATGACATGCCCTATTACTGCTTTTGTGTAGTCGTCTGCCTTAACGCTATTAGAAAAAGCGTTTAAACCAAACCACATTATCGCTAATAATATAATCAATTTTTTCATTATATAATCCTCTCTTTCATATTTATATAATACACCAAAATGAGGTGTTTGTCAATAGGTAATTTGGTAATAAAATCGTTGTTTTTTAGGGGGAACAAAGGGTGAACATCAAATGTCGCACCCTTTGATTCGTGTATTTTTATGGTTTTACAAAGTCGGCGTTCCAGCCAAATGCTTCTTTTACCATTTCACTTGTTAGACCTTTATATGTCTTATTAAGTGATTTGTTTTTCATATCTATTAGGATTTTTGCTTCATCAGCATGTAATCCTTCTAGCATTTGTATAAACAAAGTTTCTTTTCTTATTTTGTTTAGTTGGTCATTACCACCTTTAGCAAAGTTATATAGTCTCTTTGCCTCAATTTCCAAATAAGTATGTTCTGTACCAGCTGGTGCCTCGTTAGCGATGTAAGGAGGTATTCCAGGAGGTAAGTCCCATTCTATCTTTGGATCAAACGCACCTTTTAAAACCATTCTCATGCCAGGTGTATCGTATTGTCTTAATACTTCTACCTTTTTAGGTTTGTCTTTTGCGTTATTGATTTTGGTAAAGATTTCACTAAACAACTCTCTACCAGCTCCAGCTGTACTAGCAATTGCTTCCATAGCTTTCGGTGATATGAGGTTAGGATTTCTTTCAGCCATTTTTTATTTCTCCATATATATGTTTTCAAAAGTCATTTATATTTTCAATCAATGCTTTTAGTTTATTATCTATAAAGTATTGTAATAGGAGCGACCTATCATTATCTTTATAGTTCTTATACTTATTTATAATACTTTCAGAAATCTCTTTTGGTATCATAGATAAATCTATTAATCTCTTATTTCTCTCAAAATATTTTCTTGTTTCACTGCCAAGAGGTATGTTATCTGTATCAGCCCACTCTGCTAATCTTTTTTTGTTTATAGGTTTTTGTCTTTCGTCTCTTAAAAATATATCATCATCACTTAATATATTTGGAACACCATCTGATCTATCACCTTTAATAATCTGTTCTCTTAAAAATACAACTGGATCAGCACTCTCACCCATAAAACTTTTTAACAGTGGACTAAATTGATATACATTACCATAATGTTGTAATTGTATGAAGTCTTTATCACCAGAAATAATTAAATATAAATCTTCTGTTTGCTTAGCCACAAGTGTAGCAATTATATCATCTGCCTCTGTCTTATCTACGTGTAACACTTTGTATGGTAGTTTGGTTGTAAATTCTTCTCTTATCTCACTCATAATTTTAAACAAGCCATCCCAATCTATCTTACTCTCTACTCTACCTTTACGTCTTTGGTGTTTATAGTTTGGAAATATATCTCTACGCCATGGATCAGCAGCATCAGCACATAATATCATTTCACCATATTCTTCTCTAAACTTTACATTAAAAGCTCGTATTGTATTTAAGATACTATGTCTAACAGCATCTTTACTTGGTAATTCAGATAGATCGCCTCTACTTTGTGCCATTAAATTTGAAATCATTACTTGGTTTAAATCTACTAGTATCATAAGTATTTTTCTAACTCCCCTGCTGTGTTGTCAAATAATATATCTAACTGTTTAAGTTCTTTTTCATTAAGTAATAAGAAATCAGAACCACCATTGTTTAAAATTGTTCTATCATAGTGACCCACAGTCTCATTGTCTTGGTTTACAATTCTTAAATGAGCATCATTCATTACTTTAACCTTCTTATCACTAAATAGGTTTTTAATCATTTCTTCAAAAGCTCTACATTTTTTATTTAAAATTTTATATGATGGGTGATCTTTTTTTATTGCAATTACTTTTTGTTTTCTAACGTCTTTGATACTTGAAGGATAATAATGTTTATCCCATAAACTTTGTAATCTAGCATCAGCCGAATCTCTATCTGTTACAGTTCCCACTTTGACTATGCCATTCATTTCTTCCATTGGTTCTGTTATGTATATTCCTGGCATTATTGTAAAACTCCAATATCATCTGACATTTTAGACCAATCTCTACATATGTCCATAACTCTTTTTCTATATTTAAAATTAATAAACTTATCATCTAATAGTGTTTCAAATAATTTATCTACACCAGCACCTAGTTGTAGATTGATATGTTTCTTAAATTTAAATTTTTTAAACTCTGGGAATGCTGTGACTACATGATGTTTTTGAAATGGTTTATTTAATTCTTCCCATGTCATATTGTAAAAGAAATCCTTAACAGTCATTGATAGATATGGTGTAATGAGTTGTTTCTTATTATTTCTAGCAATCAACTCGTGCCATAGATAACCAGCTTGATTGTTTATATCAAAGTAGTTATTTCTAAACTCATCAAATTTTTCTTTTGATTTACCTGGACCATAATGTAACATAGCCTTTTTAGATATACCATAATAACCATCTGCTGCCCAACCAGATAATACAGCAGTCTCTTGTATTTCTGGATACACATATAAAAATGGAAAACAACATTCAAAATGTGTTTTCTTTTTACATCTTACTTCTTTTACTAATCTTTGAAAATCGTTTTTTAAATTGTGTGTAGGTACTTCTATAACATGAATACCCCAACCCATTAGTTTTGCCACTTCAGCGGCCTTTGTAGCGTCATATGAGGGTTGATCTTGTAAATGAAACGTATATGCTGTAATCTTTTTACCCATTCTATGTGCTGCGAATGCAACCGATAAACTATCAACACCACCAGATAATAATACAGCAACATTATTATCCAATGTTTGTTGTTCTATTTGATCTATTATTAATTCGTCTATGTTCACTTGTTTAAATAATTTTTTTTGTAATACTTATAAAATTTTTTGTCAGTAAATATTTGTACTATTTCTGACGCTGGTACTTGATCTGTTTTAATACATTCTGCTAGTGACTCATATTCATAGGTATCAACTTTACGAGTCATCTTTTGTTTATTTTCACCTACTGTAATAATAGTTCTATTTTTTTTAGTTGTCATACTGTATCGTCACCATAATAGTGATTTGGCATTTTTTTTCTATCTTCAATATCTTTTAATCTTTTCAATTCTTTTTTCCTATTATAATTTATAAGCAAAAAAGCCATAAAGAAACCTACAAAGGTTACTGTACAACCTATAAAAAATAATAATATACCGTGTGTTGAATCCATAAGAATAAGGGGCGCCGAAGCGCCCCATATTTAATTACGCATCAAGTGCGATTAAGTCTGATTTCTTAACAGAAACCTTGTGGTTGTTATATTTGAACGGTGTTCCATATAACGCTTTGATACCAGCAGCAACGATAGCTCTTGTAGGCATACCCATTCTGTAGTATTTCTTACCACTTACTCTGTTACCGTAGATCATGTAACCTTCGGCTCTTAAAGTGTCAATCATTGACCTTGGTGACTCTAATTCAAATTTACTTTGAATTGTAGTCCAAGCAACATTATCACCTTTTGATAAAAGGTTTAACACTTTTTGTTTTTTTGATAAAGCTTTTCTACCTCTAGTCTCAGCAGTTCTTTTAACTGTTTTAACTTTCACTAGCTCATCTTTAGCAAAAAGATTTGTTATTGTTTTAAACATAATATATTCTCCTTTTTATATTTGAGTTTAATATTACTATTTTACAACCTGCGAAGGCGATTCTTAGCGAATTCATTTGTCAAGGTCCTCATCTGGTTCAAATATTCCTGGACCATCTTTTAATTCTTGTTTAACTTCTGGATTTAAAGGCACTGTTTTACCTCTTTTAAATATGTCATAATTAATTCTAGCACTTTGTGTTCCATCTTTTAATATTCTTAACTCTACCATCTTTTCTGATAACACTTGCGATGGGTGTTTCATGTTAAAGTCTCTATAAATTAAACCTCTTAATGTGTCTACCAACATTGCTAAGTCTTTTGTAAATGATGGTTTTTCTGTTTTGATAGCGAGATCATACAAACGTTTTAATAAGTTTAAACTAATATCATCAACACTAGTCTCAACAAATTCTTTAGTCTGTTGTTTGTGTAATTCATCTAAAAACTTCTGATCTTTTTTAGGACCAGTCGTTGACTTTTCCACTATTCTATTTTTTGGAAAAGGAATTACGTTAGATAAATCTTTATCCTTTGTCAATGATCTCACCTTTAAAGTTTACTAATCCTTTATCAGCAAAGTATTCTACAAGTTGATTATAACCACCGACTAACTTATCATCAATCTTTATTTGTGGCATTGTTCTAACTTGTTTACCAATATCTTCCACTAGTTTAGAAGGATCAGAACCAAAGTCTTTTTCTAAAGACTTTTCTTCGTATTCAAGGCCAAGCGTCTTAACAAGGTGCTTCGCCTTGGTACAGAATTGACAGTTATTTTTACTGTATATTACTATCTTCATTTGATTTTTCCTCTAACTTTTCAAACGCAATTTGAGCTTTTGTTTTTACATTGTAAGCATCAACAGCCTCTGCGATTGTGAAGTTGTACATCTTATTATATTCACCCATTGGTAATCTTAAACCAATCCATACTCTATAATAACCATTTTTAGTCATAGTTATATCTTTGGCAAATATCTCATAACCTCTAACAGGTGTGTTCTTAATTAAATTAACAATTGTTGATTCAACTTCTGACACAGTTGTCTTGTTATGATTTTTACCTAGTTCTGTAATGAATATTTTAGATGACTTATTCATTTCACCTTTTACTTTATCGGCAAGTTCTGATTTAGCAACCATCATACCTTTTTCAATCGCCAATTGTAAGTCAGGTGACACAGCCGTAGAAACACCAAAGATACACATTTTGTTTTTATCTTTGCCAAATCTAGGCGTATTACATGCCTTCTTCTTTGAGAAGTCATTAACATACCACTTTGGTACCTCGTTCAATACTTTAGACTTCTCGGTCTTAATCTTATA